ATTGTGGTCACTACTATGAGTCTATACTTTCAAAATATATTGCTCGATTAGAGCGATTATTAGAACCTGTACTATTAACTGTCATGGGCATTGGTGTAGCCGTATTAGTCGTTTCTGTTATGTATCCCTTATTTACATCTATCGCCAAACTAGGAGGCCAATAGACATCATTTTACCAGTATTAAATAGAATCGAATTGTATTACATAATGTAAAAGGAGGATATTATGAGTTCCGTTATACATATGGTTCATGGGGTTAATCATCGCTTAGAAATGTGTGGACAATGGATAGTAGAGCGATTACATATATGTCGTGTTCGAGAAGGACTTAACAAGTCGAGAAAAGGTGGTTTCACCCTTGTAGAATTAATGGTTGTCGTTGCGGTTATCGCTATTTTAGCCGCCATTGCGATGCCACAGTTCTTATCTGCCGCAGATAGAGCTCGATCTGCAAAAGAAACGGCAGATATTCAAATCATAAAAAATGCCACCCAGCTCTATATGATCGTTAAGATTGTAAGTTTAAAGAAGTACTTATTTACTGTATCTTTTAATGTACAATAGTACAATTCGTCAAAAATCGTCAAAAATTTCATTTAAAAATATTAGCAACTGCATTTGATGCTGCTGCTTTCATTTCTTCATTGTAGTGTACGTAGGTTTTCATTACCATTTGTGGTGTATCACCAAGTAGTGATGATACAGTTTTTACATCAAGACCATTCGCTAATAGCTTTGTAGCATAGGTATGTCTAAGGTTATGTGCAGATAGGTTATCTCCAAAGCGTTTCAAGTAGGTGTTGATTTGCCATTTAACACCATTCTTTTTGTATGGGTTTAATACGAGGTTGTTTTCAAACTCTAACTCATGTGATTTGTACTCTATAAGTATATTCTCCAATATAGGCGGAATTGGCAAAATTCGCACCGAATTGGCGGTTTTTGTTTTCTCAAAGGTAATTGCACCTTTGACATATGAAAGTTGCTTATTGACGTGAATTTGGCGATTTTCTAGGTTAATATCATTCCATGTTAGTCCGTATACTTCACTAAACCTCATACCAGTATATCTAGCTATCTGTAAAAAGTAATAGGCTTGTGGATATTTCTCACGCATATACTTTGCGAATTGGTTCAAATCTTCATCGGAAATAGTATGGATCATACTCTTACGTTCCATACGTGGAAGTCTAACACCAGTACATGGGTTATCTGAAATAATCTTGTATGGGTTTATTGCTATGTAGAATATCCGTTCTACTACTTTGTAATACGAGTTAATAGTAGTAGGTGATGTAGCCATTTTATTGACTACATTCTGAATGTGTAACGGCTTAATATCTGACAATTTCATATTGTGAATTAATTTGTAAGCACACACCGCATGATTGTACATAACTAATGTACTATGCGTTACGTGTGCCTTTTTTATTTCTAAGAACATATCCGCAAATTCCTTGAAAGTTAATTCTTTCAATTCTGTATCTTTAGTGAGTAGTGCGGTTTTGTCTAATTCCTTAACTATTACGTGTGCATATTCCTTTGCCTCACGTTTTGTTTTGAAACCCTGTTTAGACTTTTGTTTCCATTTGTAGCCATCTTTATACGATACAATTATTTGAAAACCTTTATCTTTTTTTCTCACGCTAATGTTGTATTGCATAATTCACCTCATAATATATGAGTGTAGAAGTTGATACCCTCAAACTCTATTTCCCTTGCGTGTGCCATGCGTTCGATTAAATCAATATGAGCATGACTATACATATCATCATTTAATATATGACCTATCTCATGTAGTATACCTTTACGTTGTACATCAATAGGTTTATCACTATTAACGAGAATGGTGTAAGTACCATCATCGTTTAGTTTTAATACCGCATTTTGAGATGGTCTTAACTTTGTGTAAATCAAAACTATATTCATAATATGTAACCCCCTTATGGGGGTATTGTATCTCATTATATGTGTATAAATTTTCGCATTATTTATTTGTGATTGAATGTAATATCCAAGCTAATACAGATGTTATCCATATTGACATAGAGGAAACTATTCCGATACTTAACACAAAATTAGGTTTGTAATTAATAAATAATATATTTAGTAGAATTGAAATGATTAACCACGGAGCAAAAACTTCATAAGATTTATCTCGTTTAGAATAAAATGATACAAAAAATATAGTGGCTAAGATACCTACAACACCTGCAACAGTAGGATAACCAAAGAAATAAGCAACTATAGATATAACAGAGAATAGTAGTTCCATATTATTTGCCCTCACGTTTCTTTAACATTTCAATAGTGTTGATTACAAAATCAATATCATCCTTGGACATATCCTTACTTGCATCAAAGAGTAATTTAAGATTTGGGTTATCTTTTACCGCTTGTGCGTATTCTGTAACAGATGGATCATTATAATATGGTTCTTTGTCAGAGTATTTGTTTTCTATTAAATCAGCTTTATTTACTCTAAAGTAATTAGCCAATCTTTCAATCTTATCAATGCGTGGATAGTTATCACCATTTAACCAACTAGCAAGAGTTGTATATGATACGTTGTTATCATTGGCTACTTCATTTCTAGTTTTATTATATAAATTCATATAATATCTTAGGTTTTTAGCGAATATTTCTTTATTTCCTAAATCACTCATTGCTTTCACCTCTCTGTGATTTTTAAATTTTTTATTTACTATCTATATCATATATTTAAACTGTAAAAAAATCAATTATTTTTTTCGTATTTTACAGAAAAACTGTTGACATTACAGTTTAACTGTAATACAATGCAATTAACAAATAGATAAAGTGAGGTGATAAATTGACACAAGAGAACTTTGTACAAGATGGAATGACCTTGAAAGCAGCTAGAGTAAATGCTGGACTAACTCAGAAGAAAGCAGCAGAAATGCTAGGTATTAGCGAATATACGCTAATCAACTATGAGAAAGGGAAATCTTATCCTGATGTTCATGTATTGAAAAAGATTGAAAATTTATATGGTGTTCCGTACCACAGAATTATTTTTCTGTAATATTTTTTTTACACTAAAATTACAGTTTAACTGTAATTCCTATAGGAGAGTGATATATGAGTGAAGTTGAAAGTTTAGTTTACACAGTATCAGATGTAGCGAAACTTTTTAAATGTACAGAAACAAGTGTATACAACATGAGAAACCAAGGCATACTTCATCAGATAAAAGGTGTAGCTGGAGTTAGGTTCAGCAAAAGGGAAGTTGAAAGCCTTATAGGACTAGATGATGAATATACACCAATGGCATACAGAAAGTTGAAAGCAGAGGTGGAAAGTTTAAAACAAGAAAACAATCAACTAAAAAATGGCATAAGAAAAATCACCAGCCAAATGCTAGTGATCACAGGAGATTTAAATGATTAAGTTGTGTACCGCTTTAAAAGTAATTGCTTTCCTATTAGTTGCTGGCGGAATGGGTAGCTTAGAAATTGACAACATCGATATGTGGACATTCATTTGTCAAAGTCTATTAGGTGTAACCCTTTGGTTATTAAGCAACAAATGGGAAGAAGAAATTGAGTTTTATGAAAATAAAAAAGTCCGCTAGTGAAAAGTGAGAAGTTTCAGCGGACTTTGTGTAGAGATATTGGAAAATACTCTACTTGTATTTTAACACAAGGAGATTTTGAATGCCAAGTTTATATGAACTAAATAAAGATTACAAAGAATTGCAAGCTATGTTAGAGGTGGCTGAAACCGAAGAGGATATGCAAGCCATCCAAGATACATTAGATATGCTTGATTGTAGCATCGATGAAAAAATCGAAAATACTGCAATGTTTATCCGTAACATCAAAGGCGATATTCAAGCGTTTAAAGATGAGTCAAAACGGCTAAGTGCTAAAGCTAAGACCTTAGAAAACATGACTGAACGATTGAAAAATAACATTGATCATGTCATGAAAGAAAACCAATTAACAGAAAAGAAAGTTGGACAATTCAAATGCTACTACAAAGAAAGCGAAACAGTAGAGATTGATAACTTGGATGCACTACCTGATGAGTTTAGAAAAGTAACTATTGCAGCAGACAAAGTAGCAATCAAAAAAGCTATCAAGAATGAACAAGAAGTAGCTGGTGCAAGAATTGAAAAACATATGAACTTACAGATTGGTTAGGTGAAACATGGAAAACATAGAAAAAATAACTGATAGCCAAGTAGTTTTAACTCAAAGGGTTGGTGATATTCAACATAAGTTGAAAGCACCTAAAGGACAATACAATTCCTTTGGTAAATACAACTACCGCAGTTGTGAGGACATTTTAGAGGGTGTTAAACCATTGTTAAAAGAACATGACTTAGCACTTCTCATTGATGATGAAATCGTACAAATTGGTGAGCGATACTATGTAAAAGCTACCGCAAAAATTACTGATGGTAGAGAGATTGTAAGTGCGACTGCATATGCAAGAGAACCTGATACAAAAAAAGGTATGGATGAAAGCCAAATTACAGGTGCTACATCATCTTACGCTAGAAAGTACGCACTCAATGCGTTGTTATGCATCGATGATACGAAAGATGCTGACACAATGGACAATAGCAAAAAGCCAGTACAACAAACACAAGAAACTGTGTATAACTGGCAAACTCTAAAAGCTAGAGCCACACAAGGTGGTATTAGCGAAGAAGATTTAGTCCATTATGTAACGGAAACTTTCAAAGTAAGTAAACCAGCAGAACTAAAACAAGACCATTACCAACAAGCATTTAACTGGGTTAATGCTAAAAGGTACGCACAACGATGAAGTGGACAGATATAAAAGGATATGAAGAATTTTATCAAGTTAGTGATACTGGGTTAATCAGATCTAAAGATAGAAAAGTAAGGTGTGGTAATGGATTTTTAATAAGAAAAGGGAAATTGTTAAAATTACAAGCTAATTCACGAGGATATTTAAGAGTCCAACTTTCTGATGGTGTTGTAAAAAAATTTCAATTTGTACATAGATTAGTTGCCAGTCATTTTTGTTTTAGACCTAAATGGTGTGATGTAGTTAATCACAAAGATTTTAATTGCCAAAACAATAATGTTGAAAATTTAGAATGGACAACTGCTTATGGAAATTTTAGATACTCGTTTGACAGAGGTAGGTTCGACTACACGAAAGAAAGGAAATCAAAACTTAAAAATTCTTTAATCAAAAAAATGGGGAAACCTATAAAAGGTGAAAATGTACAAACTGGAGATATAAAGCAATATAAATGCTTGAACGATTGCAAGCATGATGGATTTCAAACATCTTGTGTTAGTCAGTGCTGCAATGGAATAAGGAAAAGTCATAAAGGCTATAGATGGTGGTTTGAGTGAAATTTACAACAAAAGGTGTCAATTTAATTAAAACGATTGGCTATCAACTTGTTATTCCTGTAGGTGGTGATAATGAACTGTCTAAAATTTCGCCTGATATTGAATACGAGATAACAATTCAAAAAAAGAAAAACAAACGAAGTCTAAACGCCTCAGCATACTGTTGGGTTCTATGTCAAAAGATAGCGGAAGTCATGAGTAATCATTCGTATATGTCTAAAGAGGATGTGTACCGAAAAGCAATCAAAGATTGTGGACACTTTAGTTATGTACCTGTACGTGAAGATGCCATAGAGAGATACATTCAGATATGGCAAGCACACGGTATAGGGTGGATAGCAGAAGATGCTGGCGAATGTAAAAGCATTAAAGGCTATCACAATGTAATGTGCTACCACGGCAGCAGCGTGTACAACACAAAAGAGATGGCAAGATTGATTGTCTAACAGATGAATGTGAACAACTAGGTATCAAGTTAGAACCTAGTGAGTATATTCAATCACTCATAGAGGGGTGGGAGAGTGAACAAAAGAAAACGTGAAGATGAAAAACTACTAAAACAGAATAGACCTAAAGTGCTTGAACGTGATAATTACTCATGCGTGTTATGTGGCGGTCATGAGGGTATAGCGATACATCACATTGTGTTCCGTTCACAATTAGGTAAAAGCACAATGGATAACTTAGCTTGCTTATGTGTTCATTGCCACGTACCAATAGCACATGGGGTATTTGCTAAAGAGGTTAGAAAGCGATTACAAGAAATTGTTAAGGAAAGGAATGATAGATATGAAGAAACACAAAATTGAAGAGTATGAAAAGTTGGATATGGTAAGAGCCTTGATTAGTGCAAGAATTGATTATTACCAACAAAAGCAAGGCGATAAAACATTCCATCAAGACATTATCGAAGAGTTGGAGTGTATCAACTCAGTTGTATATGCTGGTCTAAATTCCTTTTTGCGTAAAGTGGTTAATGAAACGCTTGATAAGGAATAGTCTATGGCAGAGCCTAAAAGATACTTTTGGTTGAAGTTGCACAAAGACTTTTTCCAAAGGAAAGAAATTAAAAGATTAAGAAAGATTGCTGGTGGTGATACCTATACAATTATCTATCTCAAAATGTTACTACGTTCAATCATGAGCGATGGGAAATTATATTTTGATGGTTTAGAAGATGATTTCTCATCAGAGTTAGCACTAGATCTTGATGAAAACGAAGAAAATGTACAAATCACAGTACAGTACCTACTTAAAAGTGGACTGCTTGAAATGTGTTCTGATGAAGAATACTACTTACCTGATGCAAAAGATAACACAGGTACTGAAACCGCAGTAGCTAGTAGGGTTCGTAGACATAGAGAAAAGCAAAAAGCGTTACATTGTAACGCAGATGTAACGCAAATGAAACAACTGTGTAACGGAGAGAAAGAGAAAGAGAAAGAGAAAGATAGAGAGATAGATAGTAGTGCAAGCACTACAACAAAACGCAAGCGTTTTGAAAAACCTACTCTATCTGAAATTAAAGCATACTGCATTGAAAGAAATAACAATGTAGATGCACAACATTTCTTTGACCACTACGAAAGCAATGGTTGGAAAGTAGGCAAAAACTCTATGAAAAACTGGCAAGCAGCGGTTAGGACTTGGGAGAAAAATAGCTATACGAATACAACAAAACAAACAAAGAAAACAAATACAGAACAAACATTAGATGCAATTTATAAAGTTATGAATGAGAGCGAGGTGGAATATGGCGAAAGCAGATGTAATGGAAGTAATTCTGTTGTTACAGTCAACGATACCAAATTCTAAATTGTCAGAAGAAAACGTAAGAGCGTATGTATCGTTTTTATCAGATATAAACCCAGTTACGTTAAAGCAAGCAGTAGTAAATCTTGTACGCATTAATAAGATTAAGTTTTATCCATCTGTAGGTGAAATATTATCCGCTTGTGAGGATATAAGCAATTATGTAAACGCACACGAGGAACTACCAATAGCACAGGGCGAATGGGAAAAAGTGATTAAGGCAGTAGGTGCTTATGGCTTTGAACAGGGCAAAGAGTATTTACAAGGGATAACTTTACAAGCTGCAAACACTATATGGTCTTCATTCAACCCTAGAATGGGTAATGAATATAACGAGGCAAGTTGTAGATCACAATTCATTAGATGTTACGAGCAATTAGCGGAACGTGAAAAACACCGCCAACGCATGGCAAATTCAATCAAGGATAATCACTTGTTATTAAAGGCAAGGGAAAAAGCTGAAAAGGAACGAGCATTATTAAATGCTGGGCAAAAGAAAATCGAAATGACTGCTACAGGTAACTTGGTGGAAGTAGCAAAAGAACCAGTAGATGTAACAAAAATAATCGAAAATAGCCAAATATCTGATAAAGGGAAAGAGTTATTAAAACAAGCTATAGGGGGATAGATGAAACAAAAACCAAAGGAATTTGAAGTGAGTTGTAATGTATCGTTCAATGTTAGCTTTACAGTACTAGCAACAAGCGAAGAGCAAGCAAGGGTTAAGATTGATAACCTACTTGAAATCATGCGTAACGAGGCAACAGTCGATTGCCACATTCACAAAGATTACGATGTGTACATTGAAGATACAGAGGCATCCTTAAACGGAATGTATTACTACTAGGGGGTTAAATGCTAAGTAAGAAACGAAAGATGGTTATCACTATTGAGATACCTCTAAATGTAGATACACAAGAAGAGGCAACTCAACAGATGCAAATGATTATGAAAGCTGATGCACGAACCTTTGATAGTTTAGAAGAAATCATCAAGGTGTACAAAGGAACAATGTGTATCGAGCAAAAGATTTAAGGAGATTGATATATGAATACAGTACAAATATTAGGTAATTTAGCACGTGATCCTGAAGTGCGTTATACACAAAGCGGTAAAGCAGTTGCAACATTCACAGTTGCTGCATCTAACACTTATATAGACAGTAACAACGAAACCAAAGAACAAGTTGCTTTCATTAATTGCGTAGCATGGGGAAAGCTAGGCGAAAGCATTGGAAATTTGAGAAAAGGCAATAGAGCGTTCGTAGAGGGGCGATTACAAACACGTTCCTATGAAACGCAAGATGGACAAAAACGATATGTAACAGAAGTTGTAGCAAACTTTGTAGGTACATCATTAACAAATGATGAAATTGCATCTAGCAACTTTGATAGTTTCGAGCAACCGCAAGATGAAAATATTCCGTTCTAGGTGGCCAATGTGAAAATATTAGATGCGTGTTGTGGTTCTAGAATGTTTTGGTTCGATAGAGAGCATGAAGAAACCGTTTATATGGATAACCGCACATTAGACACAACACTATGTGATGGTAGGAAATTAATTGTAAAACCTGATGTGATAGCAGATTTTCGCAAGATGCCTTTTGAAGATGAAAGTTTTCACCTTGTAGTGTTTGACCCACCGCACTTATTAAAAGCTGGCGATAAATCATTTCTAGCATTGAAATATGGGCGATTAGAACAAACATGGCAAGAAGATATAAAACAAGGACTATCGGAGTGCTGGCGAGTGTTAAAACAAAACGGAACACTAATATTTAAATGGAATGAGGAACAAATCACATTTCCGATGGTAAAACCTTTATTACCACATGAACCGCTAATTGGCCAACGCAGGGGAAAGACAATATGGTTAGTCTTTTATAAGGAGTAAGTATTAAATGGATGCACCATGTAAGGGATGCGAATACAGAGAGGTAGCTTGCCACGTTAAGTGTCCAGCGTATCGAATGTACAAACGCAAAAGGGAAACGATGCAAGAAAACACAATCAAACAAAATGATGTGTTAGCGTACCTTGGGGATAACGTAAAGAAAGTAAAGCATCGTATGAGAAAAGCAAAGTATGGATGTGTGGTGATTGATTAGAGGTGAACAGGAAAGAGGATGCATATTTGGGGGTTATTTGATGATGGCAATGGCTGCTATCGTCAAGCGGTAGATGAATACAATATGAATACAGAGGGGGGGGTGGCACACGATCACATCAATAGGAATTGGTGATGCGTGTATCAACCAAGACCTTGCAGTTAATATGCTGCATAAACCAAACGCATTATGGGAGCAGTTGGACAAGCTAGATAGACCTGATGTTATTCTAGCTAGTCCACCTTGTGAAAGCTGGAGCGTGGCAAGTTCTATGAAAGGTGGTAATGCGTGTTGGAAACAAGAAAAGGATATGACTATCAACCTATTTGGTGAGTACGAACAAGGGAGTAAATTCACAATCAGAAATCAAGCTGATTATGAAAACTACCAATTCAAGTATGATAAGTCATTTCTAACACGCATCAATGGTGAGATGTGTATATACAACACGTTGAAAATCATTGAGCGGTATCAACCTAAAGTATTCGTGATTGAAAACCCAGCATATGGGCGGATATGGGAATACATCAAAAATGTAATAGGGTTCGATGTTCCTTATGATAATTTAACCTATTACAACAACTACGATTACCCAGTTAAGAAACCAACTAAATTTGGTAGTAATATCGATTTAAAGTTATTAAATGACAATATAAAGTCTAATTTACGATGGGCAGACTTAAAAAGTAATGGTAATCGATATAACACAAGGTCAAATATTCCGTTGGATTTAGTAAAAGATATTTTAAAACGATGTGAACAATATGTAGAGGGGTGAGTGTTTGACAGAGCAAGATATTCAATATGCGTTAGGGCAACATTTGTTTCTTAAAAATATATGCATACCTAATGTAATGATGAGGGATAGCGGAAAGCCGCCTTATGAGGCTGACTTTGTATACTTCAATCTAAACACTTTGCACTTAACAGAAGTTGAAATCAAAACGGATATAAATGATTTCAGAAATGATTTCAAGAAAGCACGTTATCACGATAATCACAATGTGATGTATCTGTATTACGCAATACCAAGAGATTTGTATGATGATCATTATGAAACGATTGATGAATTACTTGGTGATGCTGGTCTAATCTTAATTGATGAAATAGATACATTTGATTTTAGAGGCAATATTTATGAGTTTGGTGGCTTTGTAAAAAAGGCTAAACGAATAAAGGGTTCTGTTAAGTTAAATGAACAAGAAAAAGAATATTATATGCGAATTGGGTGTATGAAGTGGGTGAATAGATAATGCCAATAAATAGCAAACAAAAAGGTGCTAGAGGCGAACGAATGTGGCGTGATGTATGTAAGTCGCATGGGTTCGATAAAGTCCGAAGAACTGCACAATATTGCGGTAAAACAGGTGATGCAGCTGATTGTATAGGGTTACCAAACATCCACCAAGAAGTTAAGTGTGTAGAAAAGCTAAATGTATATGATGCATATAATCAAGCCAATAGGGATGCAAAAGTTGCTGGCAAAGGAGAAATACCTATAGTTGCATGGAAAAGAAAGTATAAGCCGTTTTTAGTTGTAATGAGTGCGGACGATTTCTTCCGCATTTATAGAGAGAGTGAATGGAGTAACGAGAATGGCAATTAATATGAGTGAGTTTGTGCCTGATAATAACCTTAATTGGTTAGCATTAGCAGCGTGTGTATATGGAAACATAACTGCTGGCAAGGCGTTATGTTGCTTAGGGTTAGTAGGAACTAAACCGCAAAAGCAAAAATCTTATACACGTGTAAGTGAATTAGATAAAAATTCACTATTAAAAATGCATCAATCTGGAATGTCATTAAATCAAATTAGTTTACGAGTTGGTGCAAATTACAAAACAATCAAACGTGCATTGATTAATAGTGGGGTGGAATTTTGAGAGAAAGCATGAAAGTAAAGTTAGTAAGTGAGTATGCACAACTACCAACAAGAGGTAGTGAAGATGCAGCTGGGTTAGATTTGTATTGTCCGTTTCATATCAAAGTACCTGCTGATAGTCAGAAGAAAATACCACTAGGGATAGCAGTTGAAATTCCCAAAGGTCATATGGGGTTATTAGTGCCTAGAAGTAGCATGAGTAAAACACCTCTAAGATGTGCAAATAGTGTAGGTATTATTGATGCTGATTATCGAGGTGAACTAAGCATTGCATATGAAAACATATCTTGTAGCGATTACATGATATTTAGAGGTGATCGCATCGCACAATTAATCATCGTACCAGTAGCAATGGTAGATGTAGTAGAGGTAGATGAATTAAGCGAAACAGAACGTGGTTCTGGCGGTTATGGTAGTACTGGAAAATGATTAAACAAGCGTTGATAAGTGGTGCTAAATCTGATGAATGGTATACACCTGTTGAAGTTGTGAGAACAATGCTTGATGTATATCCACCTAAAAATGGTGATAGGGTGTTGATGCCATTCGATACAGATAAGAGCAATTTTGTAAAAGTAATAACAAAAGAATATGACGAAAACGCAGTATATGGAATAACTGATTTTATGACTAACACATATGATTTTGATTACTTAATTACAAATCCACCTTATAGTAACAAGGATGAAATTATAGCAAGATGCATAGAAAGTGGTAAGCCTTGTGTACTGGTATTACCCATTGATGCATTGGGGGGGGTACAAAGACACAAACTATATAGCAAAACAAACATAAGTGTCTATGTGCCTACAAAAAGAATTAAGTTCATAAGTGAAAATGGTGAACATAAAAAATCGCCAGCAAATCATAGCGTGATCATGATGATTAACGCACCTAAAACAGAAATTATATTTGAATATCAAAAGGAAAAATTAACATGAACAAAAAAATAGCAGTTAGTAGCAGGAGTTGAAGAGTTGAAAGTTGGTAAATAATGTGCAGTCCTAGAAGAATTAATGCGCCACAACGAAAAGGCTATATCCTGTGGATACTAGAGGCAGAACGGCAACGAAAAGAAAAAGAGTTAAAACAACTTACGTATTTTGCCGTAGGTGTGGCGATAGTGCCTTTAGTTTTTATAGCATGTGCGTTACTGTATGTTTTGATTAAGTAAAGGATATGGGCGGTGAAATATCCGCCCTATCATAAGAGGTGAGTATGAGGAGTTACTACAGAAAGTTAAGGCAACATATATTATCTTGCCAAGACTTCCAAAGTCTTGATGAATGTTTTGACATGGTATACAACGCATGGAATGTAAATGATATAGGAAACCGAGAATATTACAAATTAATGAAAATTATTGATGGTGTTGTGAAAAAAGGAATTAAGTGTACGAAGATAGGGTTATAAGAGGTGAATGAAATGAATGAAGAAAATAAAAATGAATTAAGTATTAGTGAACCCGAATGGCAAGCTAGATTTAGAGGAGAGTATAAGGCATTAAAAGAGCGTTACAACAAACTACACAGAATGATTGTTAAATATGATGCTGGAACTTTAGATTTTAAACCAACGTGTCCTATAGATTTATTGCGTAGGCAAAAGGCTACTATGGGAGAGTATTTAAACATACTTGAAATTAGAGCGGAAATTGAAAATATACGTGGTTTAGATGATGATAACCATAAATTAAAAAGCGATTATGAAATAGCGAAGAATGGAAGATTTGCATGAGTAACTATAGCGGTTACGTTAAACACTCAGATTTTTACATAGCACCTCAAAGCTATCAAGATGCATTTGATTTCTTGTGCCAGCTTGCGGTAGAGAGTGAAGAAGATGTGTTCTATATCGGTAAAGTAAGTGAAAACATAGCTGATTTTGATTTGTATGATGTAGTTGAATTTAGATGGAATGAGGATAGAGGAGCGTGGATAGAAAGTGTCTAAACGATATGTGAAAAAGGTTAGTGAAATTCAAGCTATACAATACAACGGCAATAACGCTATGGAAGTAGTTGAATTCGTTGAAGATGTAGTTGGGTGTTATTGGTTTGAGAAGTCATCATTAGAAATCACAACAGAGAATGAAGTGATTGCGTGTTCTATAGGTGATTATATTGTTAAAGATCACAAAGGTAAAATTAAAGTTTATAAGGCAAACGAATTTGAAAAGAATTATAGCGAGGTAGAAGATGATTAGTGATAAACAAGGTAGAGAGTGGTTACTTCAAAAGTTATATGATGAGGGCTGGAAATATTATATTAAGAATATCGGTGATACTGCATTTGTAACAACAAAAAGACCAGTTACGAATGGTGGTATATTAGATATAAATAGTGGTGGTCATGTAAAGTGTATTAATAACATAAGCAAAATAATGCCACAAATAGAGCGGAATGAAGTGTTAAACATTGCAGAAGAATTAGGTATTGTTGATTGGTCGAAAGTGGCAGTTGATACACCTGTATTAGTAAGTAACGATAATAAAGAATGGATTAAAAGATATTTTGCGAGATACGAAGATGGAAATGTATATTGCTGGCTAAGTGGAAAAACATCATGGACTGCCATTTGTGAACTTTCGATTGGACATTGGGATTACACAAAACTAGCAGAGATATAAATATATGACATGGTTTATGTTCTTTTGTTTATGGCTTGCAGTTGGTAATACAAACAATGGTTATGCAAATGCAATTATATTTATAGCGTGGTGCGTATTGGTGTATTTGCTAGCTATAAATGGTAATTTTAAAGAGTGAGGTGAAGTGTTTGGGAGAATATGACGAAAAACAACTGATAGAAAAGGCGGTTGAGTATCTACAACCTGTTAAGTTAATTGATGTACAGATTGCATCTATCAAAGAAGAAATCAATCAGTTAAGAGCAAACCTTACGTCTATGGGTGCTATAGACTATTCAAAGGATAGAGTAACCGGCGGTGGAACTCCGCAAGGGTTAGAGGGTAGCGTAGCTAGATTTCTTGATACAGTAGCAGAACGTGATAAGCGTATTGATGAGTTGTCAAAATTAAAATGCGATGCGATCACTAAGATAGATGCACTAGATGAAAAGCTAGGGGCAATCATCTTGCGTTATGAGTTTGTACTCAATAATACAACCGAAGATGCGTATAAAATGATTGGGTGTTACTCAACGAAACAGGCGAAGAGATACAAGCAAAAAGCATTATTGGAATTTGGGCGAAAACTTGTCCAGTAATGTCCGTAAATGTCCGTGATTGTCCGTACACCTATAGTTTGCTATTAGGTATAATATATATGTAGAAGTTGCCACTAAGCGACTACTACTCACTCTTTCCTTAGGATAAATCAAACACAACAACAAGCACGCCCATAAAAGAGCGTGCCTTTGTTGTATATGGGCGAAATGGAACGTATAGCGCTAACGGTCGCAGAGTAGCAGCGCAACCATATTTGATTAGTAAGGAAATAACACTATACTTTTTCTAATTTCAATTTTGAAGTATGTGTTAAGACAAAAATTTTATATGTAAATTTACTGCTAACTGATAAGGGTGGGTCGAATATCCTCACAATATATAGCTTATACATTATTAACCTTAAAGATATGAACCTGCCCTAATTAGTTATACACATTGAATACTGACAACTAGCAGCCTCCAAAAGAAACTTATTCATATTCTTGTTGTTACTTAACCTAACACGATTACGATCCATCAAATTGTTAGTTGTTGGTATTGAGTGTGTAATTGATTATTGAAAACTGGAGTTATATTTGTTTCCTAGGTACTTAACACACGATATAGAGTTTTAGAAGAAATGCTAATTCCTATGTGTTACATCGACAAGAGAGCGATGGTATAACTTCGGTTTTGAATAATTAACATAAACAAAATGAATAAATTTATCACAAAATGGGGTGTATTCACGGCGATATACTCCATTTCTTGCATAAATCTATCATAAAGGGGAGATTATGACGGATGTAATGTGTTGTAAAAAGAAGTGCCTTAACAATAAGAATGGCATATGTACCGCAAAGACAATAGAATATGACGGACTATGTCAAACATATATTACTTGTGGTGGTGCAAGTAAAGGTAATTATGGCTTATGTGTTAGATCACATGGCAAATTAAAAAGGAAAGGTGGCGAAGTGCTTAAATGATTAATGCGATTAAACAATTCTTAGAGGATAGAAAACTATTCAAACAAGCAGCCAAGGACTTGAACAATAAAGACCTACAGGCTAAAGCTAAATACGCATACGAACATCGTGGCGATACAATGATTACACTCATCGATGGTTTAGCTATCATATGTGGTGTATTAATCTTAATTGGTATTGTGTGGTGTTGGATGTGAATTACCAACCAACGATAAAGAAACTACTTAAAGCATTACAGATGAACGGCAGACGATATGTAGTAGACACAAGGCAATCATGGAGTAAATATGATAAGCCTTGCAAGATATATATTGTCAGTAGGATGTACACAGAGGAAGAGTACAAGCTAACATTCCCTCATAAGTACAAAAAGGGTAAGACGTTCAAACCGAAACAACTCTATAAGAAAGAAA